TTTTATTGATCTTTACCATCTTATCGAATCCATACCGATATATCAAGTCAACAAATAATTGGAAAACTGACGGCCTTAATGTATTGGCTACCTTTCTTAAAACTAGGAAACGGTGCCCGGGTTCTTGTAAGCACCTAATTAATAACTTTTGGGCAGTAAATACACTTTTACCACTACCAGCACCTCCCCTTAATACAATATACCGTTTTTTGCTTAATAGGGCTTGTTCATAAACATTATTTACCTCAACCCTTACTTTCATTCGAGATCATTACTACTTGTATAGTGTCTATTTTTTCCTCACCACTTGTTAGGTCTATTGATTGTTGGGGCTTACCATATTTATAAGCTAAAAGCAGTTCTAACATTTTAGCCTGTATCATTGGGTGAGTAGTTCCGTCTATATTAAAAGCTAAGTCCTTTACTTTTTGGATAGCCTCATCCCCATCTAAATCAGTTATAAGTTCACGGATAAGTTTTGTTCTTATACTTAAAGCACCCGGTTTTCTACCAGACCTATTTATATTTTCATCTTTCTTTTTAAAAGCCATCACTGCTAATTCATTGTAAAAAACAATAATTTTAACAAATATACTGATTTTTAGATAAACAAACTAATTAACATTTATTAAAATTCTCTACCATGAATTACTTGATGGCATGGTTTGCATACGGTTAATAAATCAGTTAAAGGTACTATAAGGTAGTTTTTTGAATTACTAGCATACTTTTCATGATGTACATGAAGGTTCTTTTTCTTACCACACCTTTGACAGGTATTATTATCACGTTTTAGAGCAAGTTTCCTTAATTCTATCCATTCTTTTGTTTTATAGGCAGCCCCATTTTTATATGCCTTACCTCTTTTTTTAGATGCCTTTTTACGCTTATTTCTTTTAGTAGCAACTTTACTACTTCGGCCTAAAATTTTATTATCATCTTTATCATACATTTCTATAAGCCAGTCCCTTACTTTTTGTTGTGGCCTTTCAATTCCTTGATCTTTACAAAATATATCTAAAGCCTTTTTAACTGTTAAATCCTTGCTTTTTTCGCCTAATTCATATATTACATAAGCAAATAGCCTAGCCCTTGAGGCTCGCCAATGATTAAGCATTGTACTGTGTTGGTTATTATTCATATTAGATAAAGTTTATTAGAACCCAAAAAGAAAAACAGAAAACAAAAAGTAAAACAAGCAAGAAGAAAACAAAAAACAAAAGAGAAAAAGAAAAAAGGGGTAAAAAAGAATTGTTAAGTTCTCGCCAATGAGGCAGTTGTCTTATCCAGCTACTCACCTTTAACAGATTGTAGAGTTTAGACGGGGTTTTACTCCCGACAAAAAAATGCCCCCGTTGTATTTGACGTTACGTGGGGGCGAATTGTACTTAATATTTTCAGTATCGTAACGTCTTAGCAAATATACAACCAATTTTTTAAAAAGCAAACATTTATCTAACTTTTTTACCATTAACAAATATTTAACAATTTAATACTTGCACTTTATAATTATAATTAGTTACTTTGCTGTATTCAAAAACGAAAAAACAAACAATGAGAGATTTCACAAATACAAGAGCCAAGCGAAGCCTAATTAAAGGACTAGTGGTATGCTTTACCCTACTTATACTATCGGTAATAATTTTAACCCATTTAAACAAATAACATGAGCAAACAACAAGTAACATGGCAATTAGACCCTGATACCATTAAAAAGGTAAAGGAGTTAGCCGACTTAAAAGGATGGGCTATCCAAGTAACAGCCGATAAACTATTGCAAAAAGCCTTAAAAACTAAGTTATGAGAATAGAACTTTTTTCAAACAAGGCAACTGACTTAGCACTCGACTACAAAGAATACCCAAATGGGATAGACTTTGAAGGTGATGTTTGGACTGATGAAGATGGGGAGGTGGATTATCGTGGTAGGTTTACTACATTCGATGAAAACGAAAACGAAGTAGAAATAGAGATCGAACCAGACCCTTATGATTTAGCCTATGCGCTTAACGTGGATATTGATTCCACTATCATGGATTGGAAGTCAGACTATTTAAGCTACTTAGCAGATACAGAATGATAAACCTAATTTTAGAACTAGCCTCACTTATGCCGGGCATGGGTTGGCTTATAAACTTTAAATACAAAGCAAATGGAAAGTAGTGAATTTTATTTAATGCTGGCTAAGAAAAACGAAGCCCAAGCAATTAGCGATACTCTTTTTGGCGGTAGGTACACTATTCACATAGTAGATACATCCCCGAAAATAAAAGGAAACTTCGATATTATGGCCGAAAGCCTAATAGACTTGACCTGTAAATACTTTGATCTTGATGTAAACAAGTTTAAAGGGAATTGTCGAGTAAGGGCTTACTGTGATGCACGTTCAATGTACATTGCTTACGTGTTTATGTATTGGGAAAAAAGAGTAACCCTAACAGGGGTAGGAAAGACTATACGTAAAAATCATGCAACTATCATTCATTCACTTAAAAAGCATGAAGGATTGATGGAAACCTGCCCGGAGTATAACCTAAAGTATGTAAAATACTGTGAATTGTTAAATAACTGTTAACGTATATTAATCTTGCATTTATATAATTATAATTACTATATTTGCATAAACAAACAATAAGCACATGGAAAAATTAATTAACATTCAAAACTCACTTAAAGCACCTAAAGGGCAGTTTAACGCATTTGGTAAATATAATTACCGTTCATGCGAAGATATTTTAGAAGCTGTAAAGCCTTTATTGTACGAGAATAAGTGTCTTTTATTACTTACTGATGAAGTTATCGAAAAAGGAAATAGGGTTTATATTAAGTCCACCGCCAGCTTATTTGATGGTGAAAAAGAGTATAGCGTTTCAGCTATGGCTAGGGAGGATGAAAGTTTCAAGGGAATGAGTTCAGCACAGGTTACGGGTGCAGCTTCAAGCTATGCACGTAAATACGCTTTAAACGGTTTGTTTTGTATAGACGATAATAAGGATTCAGATAGTAAACAACCACCAAGCAAAGACACGGAAGACTTATCCGATTGGGTAAACTTAGTTAACGGATGTTCAACTGTTGAAGAATTAGAACTCGTTTACAAGTCAAACGCTAATACCATTGGCAAAGATACCAAGATACTTAAACTATTTTCTAACCGCAAAAAAGAATTAGGCAATGTTTAGATGCTCGAAATTAGGCGACCTAATGACAGGCAGCCGTGATAAGTCGGATTTACTTGGTGAAACCTGCAAGGCTTATTTAGATGAAATGGTTATCTTTAAAAAGTACGGTATTAAAAAGGATATAACCAGCAAGTACATTGAGAAAGGTCTATTGATGGAAACCGACAGCATAGGATTACTTTTAGCCATTGATGGTATCATTTACTCAAAGAATGAGGAAAGGTTTTCTAATGGGGTTATAACAGGTGAGCCGGATATTATACACGAAGGTAAGATCATTGATGTTAAAACCTCATGGGATTTATTCAGCCATGTTAAGAATAAGAAAATTAATCCTAAATACGAGTGGCAGGTATTAGGGTATATGGAGTTAACAGGCTGCAAACAAGCTGAGGTTATACACTTGTTAGTAGATACACCCGAAACGCTTGTACAAGATGAAATAAGACGTACAGGATGGAAGTTAGGAATGGTTGAAGTACCCGAAGAATTAGAGAATGATATTCGTAAAAACATGATGTTTGAGCAAGTACCATTATCCGAAAGATGTATTAGATTTGCGGTTGAATACTCGGATGAAAAAATATCCAAAATGTATGATAAGTTACAAGTTTGCGCTGAATACATTGAAAAACAAATGAACCTATGATACTAGAACTATTTGACAAGGCAATGAAGCTAACAAAGGCTGGAAGGTTTGGAGTTAGTTTAGATATTATCTTTGAACAAGGTGATGTTATTGGAGTGGATATATGGGTAAATGTAAGAACGGGTAACAGCTTTAAACATGAGCCTACTAATCACATATCTTGCCACTCTTTAGAATCAGCCTATGAGGAATTAACATTTTTAGAAATCAAATTAAAACAATAAATATGAGCAATGAAAAGAAGTTTTTTGGTAACGTAAAAACCATAGCAACCCAATACGGGGAAATGACTAAGATAAGTTTTAAGAAAACAGAATTAGCCGAAATGATTAACAACTGCAATGACAAAGGTTATTTTAACCTAGTTATTAAGGAATCAAAGAATAAGCCCGGAACTAAGTACATGGAGCAAGATACCTTTGTTCCTAAGAATGATAGCAATGATAAAACCGACTTACCTTTTTAGTTATGGAAAACAAGATACAGTCTTTACTTATTGAATCAACCCAAAAATTAGGTACTGCAATAAGTTATGAAAAGACAATAAGGGTAGATCATGATGGTACTATTAGCACAAAATATTTTATAGTTTACATAAGTGGTGAATCTGAATCCGAATATGATGCAGTATGTAGGTCTTTTGATAACTCTATGGAGGTTGTAATTTACTTGGAATCATTAATTAATTTGATAAAATGAAACTAGCAATTAAGTCAATACTCCTAGCCTATCCGATGGACAAACGCTTTACAACGGCACTGCTAAGTCAGTTACTATCTTTGAAGTTAGGGTATTGGCCTGATGCTGGTGAAGTAACAAGGGCTTGTAGGGAACTAATAGAGGCAAAAGAATTAAACCTTTGCCATATCTTTGAGAATAAAAAGTGGAGGTATTTAAGGAGTTTAAAGCATCATGTACTATTGAAGCATAACATCCACCTACATAGAGATCAAATGAATAAAGAAATAAGAAAAAAACAAATAGCATGAAACAGTTCTATTCAGAATATGAGAATTGGGAAGACTTTAAAAATGGTATGTATAATATACCAGAATACAAGAATGAGGATAGGCTTGTTTCGTTGGCTATTGAATTACTAACTGATAATGAATTATTCTTAAATACCTGCAAATTAATATTAAAAGAATGGCCTATATCAAGCAAAGTTAATTTAACTAATACTGGATGCAATAGAAGGGCTTGGCTTGGTCAAGCGGCTTGCTGTTATAAGTTTAATGTCCCAGAAATGTGTACTAGGATTGCATGGGGTAAAATGTCAATGAATCAACAATCAATAGCAAATAGCATAGCTGATAAGATAATAAACAGCTTTGAAGTAAATTATGAAAGACAAAATACTGAACTATATAAAAACTTGGGAGAATAGGTGTTATAAAAATGGAATACCTGACGAAATACCTACAAGATTAGAGCAACTTAATAAAGCACCAAGCTATAAGCAAATAGCAAAATCTATATTATTGAATGATATTCATTTAGAAAAACTAGGAATGTCAAAGCCAAAGTGTAGAGCATACCACGAAATAAAAAGGGCTGAATTAATGGCAAAAGGTAAAATAAAAACAAGCAAACAACTAAAACTAGAATTATGAATGTTTACGAAGCATCAGAAAAAAGACTAGAAATAATATTTAATGACTTTGATAATGTATTAGTTGCGTTTTCGTGTGGAAAGGATTCTGGAGTAATGTTAAATCAAGCATACGATTATGCAAAAAGGAATAATTTACTTCATAAACTAGCCGTTTATTATGAAGACTATGAGGCTGGTTATAAATATACAGATGAATATGCTGATAGAATGTTTAAGTATTTGGATATAGAAAGGAAATATTGGCTATGCCTTCCAATATCAGCCGCTTGTTCTGTTTCAATGTATGAGCCTAGATGGATTCCTTGGGATAAAGACAAAAAGGATATATGGGTTAGGCCATTACCGGAATATGATTATGTAGTAACGGAAGATAACTGCCCTTATACATTTATAAAGGGTACTAAAGGTTTTGATGCTAGGATACATTTTAGTAAATGGTTTGGTGAAAAATATGGAAAGACAGCCGTTTTAATTGGTATTAGACAAGATGAAAGTTTAACCAGGAGGGCTATTTTCACTTCACAGCATAGAAAACATATGCATAAAGGCTTAAGATATTCTAAAATAGTAGATAAAAACACTATAAACTTTTATCCTATTTATGACTGGAAAACTGAAGATATTTGGATTGCTAATAGCAAGTTTGATTGGGATTATAATAAAATATATGACCTTTATTATTTGGCCGGATTAACTATTGATCAAATGCGTGTAGCTTCCCCTTTCCATTTAAGCGGACAAGAAAACCTAAAATTATACAAGGTAATAGACCCAAATAACTGGGGCAAAATGGTAGGCCGTGTAAATGGGTGCAATTTTGGCGGGATATATGGCGGAACAACTGCAATGGGTTGGAGAAATATAACAAAGCCAGATCATTTTACATGGAAGCAATATGCTGAATTTCTAATGACAACGCTACCAGAAAAAGTAAAAAAAAAGTTTCAATATCATCTTGATAGGTATATGGATTCTTGGAAGAATAAAGGATATGGAAGGAATCCACGTGTTATTAAATCAATAGTTGAACATGGAGTTGAGATAGAAAGAACTGGCGAAATAAGCAAGTTGTGTAAAAAGCAAGATATTTATGAAATAATAAAAATAAAAGGAGATTGGCCAGATGAAATAAATATAGAAAATTCTACTCCTTTTAGACATTGCCCAAACTGGAAAGCCGTATGCATAACAATAATGAAAAATGATTTTGGATTAACCTACATGAGTTGTTCAAGAAGTCAAGACAACAATATTTTAAGACAAAAAGGAATGGAAAAATATAAAAAATTATGAGGAAGCCAACTGTATCAGATTTGTGTGATTTACTAAATAAGCCTCAATTAATTAATTGGGCAAATAAATTAGGACTTGAAGGAAAGTCAGTTGGTGCATATAGATCAAAGTCACTTGAAACCGGGACTAATAAGCATAGCGAAATAGAAAATTTTCTCATTAATGGAGAATGTATGCAAGATTTGGAAAGTCAATTAAAGGTTGAAACTCTATTTAAAGATATTGAAATAATAGGTATTGAAGAATCTTTTGAGAATGAATACTTCCGAGGTCGTTCAGATATTAGATTTATAAAAGATGGCAAGACCTATATTGGTGATTTTAAGTCAAAGTTCAAAAGGCCTTATATTGAGCATTATATTCAACTTTTTTGTTATAAAATGCACTTTAATACAGATGAAATATGTATAATTGACCTCAAGAATTACAAAATACATGAATTTGATTTATCTAAAAGCAGCTTATACGAAGAATTAATATACAACTTAGTTAAAATTTATAACATAAAACAACAATTATGACCGAACAATCACCAGTTTACAATGTATTAAAAATACATGAATCAAAAATTAGGGCTAATGCCTACAATCCAAATGCCGTTGCGCCTCCAGAAATGAAGTTGTTAGAATTAAGTATTTGGGAGGATGGATATACAATGCCTATCGTATGCTACTATTTGCCAGATGATGACGTATATGAGATTGTCGATGGGTATCATAGATACACAACTTTAAAAACAAGCCAAAGAATTTACGAACGTGAAGAAGGATGCTTACCTATTGTAGTTATTAATAAAGATATTTCTAATCGTATGGCTTCTACAATTAGGCATAACAGGGCTAGGGGTAGTCATTCAGTTGAATTAATGAGTAGTATAGTAGAAGATTTAGTTACGGCTGGTATGAGTGATGCATGGATATTAAAGCATATAGGGATGGATAAGGACGAGTTATTAAGACTAAAACAAATTACTGGCCTTGCTGCTTTATTTAAAGACAAAGAATTTTCACTTGTAAAAGATTAATTATGAAAATATTTATAACTGGATTTCTCCAAGTGTTTTTTGTAAGCGTTAACACTTATTTAATATCTAAGGTATTGTTTTTAGGCATTTTTATTTGTGCCTTTACAATATCATTTATTTGGAGTTATAACGTAACTAGAATAGCAC